GTCATAATACCGCCCGTTTTCATCATACTTGCGCCAATTTTATTAAGACTTGCACCTATATTCTTAGCAGACTTTTTAGCCTTATCTTCTGCTTCATTAAGTCCTTTTGAGTATTCTTTTTGGTCAAGGGTTAGTTTTGCTGCTATGGTTGCTGCTGTTGTCATACATCACCTATTTCTTTTGGCGCTTATCTATGATCGGTTGTCCGAATACGTTCTGCATTTGTCTGAGATAAAATTCACGCTGTTGCTCAGGTGTCATTTCTTCCAATTCTGCTTCCAGTCGCGCTTTCTCTTCCTCGTTGCGTTGTTGGGCTATCAACTCCTTACTGACAAGCTTAAACATGTTACGCATGTAAACGTCCGCTTTTTTCTGCTTTCCTTTGGGGGCGTTGATGTTGTGTAACATTGTCAGCATAATAGCTGTACGGTACTCTCGATCCTCAAATCCCCAAGGCTCAACAAGGTTGAAAATCTGCCACGATCTGTATTCAGGCGCTGGTAGTGCGCGTATCTCTCCAAGAGTCTTACCGAGTGCCAACCCTAACCGATGTTCAAACATTCGGTCAGGGTCGGTTGTTAGTTTTTTAGCTCGTCCAATACCTTGATGTCCTCTGTCATGTCGCTAAACTTCACAATCTCGGCGGCGATAAAACCAATAGCAGAGCCTAATTTTTCCTCTAGCTTCGGAATATCGTTTCTTGTAAACAGGCGCTTACCATCCGCATCACAAATACCGGCGACACAAAGAAAGGCATCATGTCCATATAAATTGATCGCTGTGATCTCTTGATTCTCCGCGCGTTTATCCTGTTTCATCTTCGTGGCGCCATATTGACGCTTCAAATATTCGTCCTGTTCTCCACGTGACAATTGTCGAATATACACACTTGGATCTTCAACCTTGCCTTTCCAGGCTGGTACTTCGATCAGCTTTACCTGAATATCATTGATGTTTAATATCTCATCTCTTGATAATGGCATATCATCTTCCCTTCATCTTCAATTGTTTACAGTCCGCTGATTGCGCCTGATACCTTGATTGTGATTGACAATGGGGCTGCATCTTCAAGCGGTAAGTCGGGCTCAAAATTGGTTACATGTCCGGTAAATGCAATGGTCAAACCAATAGCAGTTGGCAAAACGATCTGCCAATTGTGATTAGAGTCATCTTCAAATACAGACAATACTCCAGTTGTACCATCCTGTGTTGCGTTGGTTGGTAGCCAGTTGCCTTCAAATGTCACTTCTCCGGCATCCTTCCAGCCAGGGATAAACTCTCTCCAGCCGTTAGAACTATCTTGAGAAGTTACCTCGATTGAGTCCTTGCTCATTTGTGGGGGTGTAATGTCCTTGACTTCGGCGATCTTAGTAAAGACCTCGGTACTTGCCCCATCTCCAAGTTTTAATTGTGTGCCAAAAGGCCAAAATGCTGAACTTGTCATTATCTACTCCTTCCTTATGGTAAGCGTAACACTGCTAATTTGATGCCAGCGTTGTTGGTGTCAACGTGGATAACTCCACCAGTCTGCTTCCAACCTTTGTCATTGGTCATGCCAACCGTGAAGGCAGCATAATCACCAGCTGCCATGGAATAAGACGTGATGTCTCCAGTTCGATTCTTTTCGTCTGCAACACTATCAATAGTGACTGTATATGCGGCTGTACCATCGTTGAAGGCAATCAATAATTCTTTTCCAGTTACAGTGTAGCTATTTCCATTAACAACATCACTCGCTGCCAGGGTAAAATCAGCCCCTCCGGCGCTTATTGCTTCGAACGGGGTTTTTGCTGTCTGTACTGTTAATGCTGTTCGTGCCATTGTTTACTCCTTTTTCTAATATTTCATTTAGTATTTTTTCTTGTTCTTTATCCGGCTCGTGTGTCAGAACATGCAAAATCATTTCATCCTCACTATTATCATTCTTGCCGCACACCTGGCATACATAAACCGGTACAACGTTTTTCCATAAAACTTTTTTGTATCTGTCTTTAGTCACTTGTGCCAATACGCACCTCCAAAATCTCGCGCGGTTTGTCTGTGTCCGTATTCCATTGCGGTCTCACGTCGTTGATGAAAACAAATCCAACTGTAATGTTGCCCATTTGCCCACTGTACCCGCTTAGTGCATCTTTTATCGCGTCCCTGGCTGTTATACAACCTACAACGTCATCATCGAAAATATCAATCTGCAATAACGCGTTCCTGGTTTGTTTGTTGTCCATGGTGTAGCTGTAAGGCTCTACGATGCTAGTAATTCTTGCGTGTGGTAGCGTTGCACCTGGGGGGATGTGGTCAACATAGACGCGCGTTCCGAACAAGCTTGATACCGCTGATATAGTCAGTAGATAGGTTCTCAGGTTTGTTTTTATCTCGGCCATCTTTGCTCCACTAATACCTTAAATGCCGCGCTGATAGGTCGTTGGATGTTTGCCTCGTTGCCAACAACAGACGGTCTGATAAACGGCTGGATCGGGTAGTTTGGCATATCTTGTCTGCCATACTCAATATTTGGTGCATAAACCGTTTCTGGACCTACCTCATCCTCAACCCGTTCCTTCGATGACTCGACAATGTGAGATTTTATTGATGTTTTTGTGGCACCCGTTCTGACAGGTACTCGTAAGCGTTGTGTGTTATTAATGACATAACTACCAGCCCCGATTAAGTTGATTATATCGCTTTCAGATAACTCAATCTTTTTCAGGGCATTCTGTAGTCCCTTTATGTCAACTTTCATTGATACGCTCATACGTCCGCCTTTTTCAATGCGACCACATAACCCATTGGTGACCTATCCCTGATACCGACAATCTCGAAAGTAACATCCGTGTAAGACAAACCCTCAAACCTACCGGTTACCTTGAACCTGTCACCATTAGCGGGCGTTGCGCCTACGAACCGCGCCTCTGCGTTGATGATCGCGATGTCCGCGTAATCTCTCCATGATTCCATGTTTGGCTTATCCGTGAAGCTACAAGCGACGGTTGTCTCCGTGTTTGTTGTGATCGGCTGCCCGGCTGCATCTTGCCCGCTTGATACCGGATGTAGTAATACACCCGTATCAGCATAGACATGGTTTTCTGTAATGCGTTGTAGTTGAGCGACCAAGCGGGCGTTAGGTAATTTCATTACGGTGCCCCGTCATAGACTGCATCATCTGAGTCCTGATAACTGTCAGCTCGATAAGGCTGTGAGATTGTCGATGTTGGCGTTAGTTTACTTAATCTTATACCAAATTCCTGCGCTTTTTCCTTCAATAACTTTTCATAACCGGCACGCGCTTCTTTATTGCTGACTTGCATCCAATCTAATCTAAAATCAGGCTGTGAAAGTTGTGTGATGATGTATTGAATCGAACGCACAACCGCCTCACCTACCGAGTAAGTAGTTACAAGATAGTTAATGGTTTCGTCTGCCAGAAATGCGCCGTTCTCATTTGTGTCACCAATATGAAATCTTACCAGACTTACATTGGTACTGAGTGCGGGGTCATAAGTAAATGCCATAATTTATCGCCTTAGACTAATTTAACAAACACAGTCAACACGGTATCAGTCGTTGATTGATTTGTAGGACTGGCCGCTGTACCTGCTCTGATTTTCAGATATTCCAGTCCAAAGAAGTAATTGACATTGGTTACTTTAACAAGTCTGCTTGCTGAAACTGGAAAGTTTACTTCCGTCCCTGTTTCATCATACAGATTAAAATAATTGGTGCCATCTACACTTCCCTGGAAGGTAATAGCAGAACCATCAAATTCAGCCGGAATTAGAATAGAGGTAACGGTCAAATAGCTTAACAAAACCGCACCGGAAAGACTGGCACCACTGGCAATAGTAGCTGAAAGTCCTTCGGTAATCTCTTCTAAAGCCGGTCGTGGTCTTACTGTTTGTGCCATAATTCACCCTTACTTTCTGAACAGGTTAATCTTCCAAAAGTCTGTTCAATAATTGAAGTGCCCCGTCCGCTGTATTAGCGGTTCGGACTGCTTCCTCTTTTTGCTTCGACACAGTTTCAATAAGCTCATATAGTTTAGCGGTTTGGGTTTTATCCTCAATGCCATACAATTTATGGTTGAATAGTTTGTTGCTGCAATTAATGTTTAGCTCAATACCACGTCCAGCCGCGAACCCTACCCAGAAGGCAAAATCTGCACGCTGTTTGTTATACGGGCTATCAGGCCATAATTCAACACCATAAACGTCAATGACTTCGTATTGTTGATAAATTCCAAGAGCAATCGCGTAAACGGTCGTGCAATTCAAATTCTTGAACGGTTGCCCGTTTGTCTTTGCCTTGCTCAACATCCCCAACACACCATCAAGAGGAAACTCAATAGAGCTTTTAACCTTTGCATCAGCGAACGGGTACATATAGACTGGAATTGTTGTTTTCTGTAATGCGTCCCAGTACCCTGGTGAACGTGGATGATTGCGATAAACTTCTATGCCGTGAATTTCGATAATCGCATCACATCGTTTCAACCAGTCCGCTAATAGCCAATCCGAAAACGTCCAGATGTCATAATCCGGATCGTTATACGGCGCATTCTCGCGGGTGTGTGGTTCCGCTCCAACTATGGCTAGCTTATTGCGTTTCATGTCTAAGCGCCAAGAGTGGATGAATTATAGACAATATGCCATGAGCTTCCGTCACTAATCAAAATAGCGGCTTCGGCTTTAGCATCAAACGTCAGTGTTGATCCACCAATCAAATTAGCCGGTGTAACAACCGCTGCGATGGTTGATGTCCCGTCATTGTATTTGATGACCTTCATCTGTCCGGCTGAACCGTTAGGCAGTGAGAACGCGGTTGCTACTGAACCATCAGAGCCAACAACACTAAACAGTTTAGCTACAGATAATGAACCGTCGGAGTTTAACTCTTCAATTCCACCAAACACATTGCCTGTTAAGTTTCCAGTAACATTACCAGTTACGTCTCCGGTTACTGCGCCTGTTACATCCCCTGTAAATCCGGCGGTTGAAATAACCGGGCCTGAAAAAGTAGTACTCATTTTATTTGTCCTTTCTAAGCACCCTTGCGGGGTTTAGGTTTTTAACCATTAGCTCGCACACTTTATAAGGCGTGTGTTACCAGATAATTTTTAGGGTGGCTGTTACACCACCCCTCAGTTAGTTAGCTTTATACGTCGTGGCCGTAGATCCAGCGCCAATCGTCAAAACCGAACGAGAAGCGCATGTAACCACGATAGCGGGCAACCAGGTTGAAATTGGAAGCCGGATCGAGGCTCAACTCAGGATTGACTCTCCAGAACCAAAGCAAGTGTGATTGTGCTTTAGCAGAGTCAACCATGAACCAGTCAACCGAAGACGACAGGTAAGGATCAACGATTACACGCATTGGGCGTGATCCAACAAAGTTACCATCGTTGTCAGCGGTACCAGGTTTGTTCATCGAGTTGACGATAGTCCACGCGGTTGCCTGTAATGCAACAGGAACGTAGAGAATATCGTACAGTGATGGCATTGGTAATCCCTTGTCATCGGTCAACGCGGCACCTGCATTCAGAGTTGTCACAACTGCGTCGTAGGACAGAGCAGAAGTGCCTTTGTTGTCAAAGGTTGTTCCGGTATCGGTTGCGCGGTTTGGATGTGAGTCTGAAACTAACGCGGCTGCATCTCCACCAGGATAACTGGTAGAAAGTGCGTTATTGAACACGCTAGACATGTGGTAAGCGATGGTATCTCCAAAGGTAGTGCCAAAGTCCTGAGCGCGTCTGCGAATCAGTCCTTTTTGATCATCGTCAAACAACTTGCGTTCGATTGCGAGACCTAAGGCATACTCCTTGTGGGTGAAGGTTTTTTCATACAGTGGATTGAAGGCTGCATATTGAATAGAGCCGGGTAATCCTTCCGCTTCTCCTGAGTTGTATTCAGGAACCAATCCCAAACCACCTAGTCCTTGAGAATATTCTACGCTAGCATCGCTGGTAGAAATCCCATAGAGACCTGAGGCGGGAGAAGGGACGGCTGCAATTTTCTGAAACCACTCTTTACGGATAATTGGTAGCACGTGTCGTGCATATTGTTCTGAAAGCATTGGTACTGTCATAATTATCCTCCTTTAGGCTTCAATCAATGCGCCGCTTGTAACAACACAATCGACCTCAGTACCTGCGGTGTTATTGACGCGGAACACTGACAAACATCCGTTTGTAGTATCTGCAACATCTAACGATCCATCGGCGTTAGTATCAATTGTTTTGTTGGTGAAACCCTGTAAGGCAGAAGCGTCTGCATCAGCAGTGCCTCTAATAACCATTCCAGGAGCGATAACTGCGACCTTGACGGGGTCGGCTGCGGTTGCGGCTGCACTGGTAGCCTCTACGGCTAAACCAATGATCTCAGCGGAACTTGCACCGGCTGCGGCGACCTGACCAGAACTCATAACTAACAAAGTTCCTGCCAGTGTCTCAAGCGAAGCAGCAGCCTCTAAAGTGATGATCTTTGGAACCCGATCACCGAAGAGGTCATATACAAATTGCCAGGTATAAGCTGGAGCTGCCATTTATATTCTCCTATTATTCTTTATATTTAGCGTACTCTTCCGGCGTCATTCCAAACCGTTTAGCTATGTCTGCCTCTTCAGGCGTGAGTTTTGCATCACTACTACCACCGCCCCCACGTTTGCCGGCTCCTAAGTCTGGGGAGATCGGTTTGAGTAATCGCGCCTTGTTTTTCGATAACCAGTTGAGTTTTTGCTGTATGCTCAACTCTTCCGGTACAAGATCGCGCATGTCCTCTGGTAGTTCCTGTAATGAGGCTTCATATACGGCTGTTAAGGTTTGTTCGTAAGCATCCACTTTTTGAGCTTTCGCCTGAAGTTCTGCTAAATCTTTTCCTCGCTTTTCAGCGAGCTCTTTGTATTGCTGTTGTTCGACTAATCGCTCTTCAATTTCCTTTTGACGTTCTTCCTCAATTTTTCTAAGTTCGTCCTCTAGTTTTTTTGCT